TTCGGTAACGGGATCAGGCATAACAGCAAGTGGTAATCTATCTCCTACTATGGAGACCTCAAACGTGACTATTGAAGGAGTGACTTCGACATGGACAGGAATCGGAACGAAACCAACGTTCACACAGACAACACCAGGAGCGAGTTTCCAGTTTACGGAGACGTATCAATCCCCAGGTCTCAGCAACCATACGGTAATCCAAAGGGTAACCGAGGTAACAAGCGTAACAGATACTACAAGTATCTTCTCCCAGTAATTGCTGCTCTTGTAGCATCACCTGTAAATGCAGAAACTGTAGGTGGTGTAAGTGCAACTGCTGCTCCCGTGGCAAATAGTTCGGGCTCAGTGACCAACCAAGCAATCCAGGTTTTACAAGGACCGTATATAACTAACACTTATGGGAATGGCGTTCAATGCCAAGGTCCCACTATGAATGTGACACCGTATATCACTGGTAGTGCATCAGCACAAAAACCCTATGAAGACTATTGGGATTCGCCAGTGTACAACATGCTCGATGCTAATGATGATGGTGTACCAGATAATCCAGGAGAAATTTTATATTTCGTTCCAACAAGAACAGGACAAAAAGATAACTATAACTTGAGCGTAGGTATATCTGCTACATGGTCTAATCCTATGGATAAAGACTTACAGAAGTTATGTAAGGAAGCAGCACAAACAAACATAGCATTACAACAACAGTTGACTGCCAATAAACGCCTTGACTTTGAGATCGCGAGATTAAAAAATTGCGGATCGTTGATGAAAGATGGTATATCCTTCCACCCAAAATCACCTTATTATTCTATTTGTGCAGACGTGGTAGTCCAAGGTGTCAATAAAGTTCTACCTCACGTTCATGAAATTACACCTAACGAGGTTTCTTCTGACGCTTCACTTTTAAAGGAGGTAACCCTCTCTTGGCCCGAATCTGGTTTGCCTTGATTTCAATCCTTGAAGGTTGAGGAGGTTCTTTACCAAAGAACTTTTGAATTCTTTTAATTAGTTGTTTGACTATAGGTTTAACAACTCTCAGTAACAGTGGAGTTGCTGCTGCAGCAGCAGTTGCAACCACTGCGATTGCTGCTGTCGTGCTTACCTGATTTGTAGAGGGTAGGTACTTTTCGACTGCAGTGGTAGGTTCATATAACACTACACAGATTTTTCCATCTTCACTTAATTCGTGACCAATAACTCTTTCATCTCCACTTACAGTTAGGTCACCAACTCTAGGTTGATTAGGTCCAGGACACTCAACATCTTCGTCTGTAACAGGAATGTCTGGTACTTCAGTATTTACTTCTGTATCTTCTGGTGGCGGTGCCACTGGTGGTACAGGTGCTTCATATTCATACTCTAGTTGATCTGGTGAGTAATCAATAGGATTAAATGAAGGTAAACCTGCATCACAAAAAACCTTAGATCCCTTAGGATCATCATCAACTAAATTTTCATTCTTTCCACTGTCCTGTTCATGTGCCTCTACACATCCAGGCATATCAATGATGGGCACACCCACCTGCTGTGTGACAGGAGGATAAATCGGAATCGCCATAGGCGGTTCCGATGTTAACCATTTGGGTATGTCACTGATGTAATTAGATTGAATCTGAATCGTTCGGATTTGATTCTGATCAATCCTGATTGTTGGTATCTCCATCGTCTACCTCACATGCATCATTTAGATCGTTGACCATATTACCACCTATGTCTGCACCTTGTTCTCCACCGAACATTGCTATCCAACCTGCAGCAAGCCAACCAACAAAGGGGATAGAGGAAACAGCAGGAGCAGCAGCAGCACCAATACTAGTCCCGACAAGACGCCCCGTTTGTTTGCCACCACCGACCGCCTCGATGCACTCGACAGACTTTTTTGAGAGTCCACCCCCTTTAGTTTGGGCACTCCCGTCTTGCCAAGACCGATGATTTGATACAGGTCCACCTTGATTGGTTGCTCCATCCATGACGTACTCTTCAGTAACTTGAGTTGTACTCTTCCCGAATCCGAGAAACCCAGATGGTTTTACAATATCCTTAGTGATATGCATCGTCTTAGGATCATTGGCACTGTAACTGATCTTATATCCATCTTCGTCTGCAGTAGCAACGTAAGAAGTATAAGGTCCTACAGGCATATTTAATTGGGGTAGTTTAGAACCATTTCTGGTTGCAAGCATACCAATCATACCAATATGAGAAGCAGCAAATAAACTACCGACTACACCGATTGATATCCATTTAGCATTCATGGCATTGATAGCGATTTAGTAGGGGGGACTGGAAGTCCTGTTGTCTCAGGCATTACACCTTCAACTACATTAGGTAGTGCTGAAGAGATTCCTTTTCCTAGAGATCCTAATGCTTTTTCTTTGATGTCCTCTATGATGGCATCCTTTTGAGTGTATAGATACACACCACCGCCAACAACGGAAACAGATACAACGAAAGACGAAATAGCAAGTACATTAATAATTTTTTGAAACATGATGATTACTTAGTATCGGGGACAATTTTTACGGGACCAGATTCGATCCTAATGGTTTGAGCAGGTGCAGTTTCAGATGCTTTCTGAATAAGAAACTCCATATCTGATTTAGTAATAGCAGGACTACTACCACCGTTCTCTCCATTCTTTTTCTTACCTGCTGCCTGGACGCCAAAAGTAGCTAAAGTTCCAGTAAAAACCGAGGCGATAAAAGTTGGATCGAGTTTCTGCTCTGGAATTTTAAGTGCTTCTGGTAACTTAACATATGCTAATGTCAAAATTCCTGCGGACCAGATCAACACAGAGAGACGCACAAAAGTAGATAGAATAGCAAGTTGCTCTTCTTTATCTTCTGCATGTTCTTTCAACTTACCAAGAAGACCCTTCTTTTTCTCTTCTGGTTTAGTTTTAGTACCTTCCATGGTTTTTATTTAATATCACATATTATCTATAACATATAGATTTCCACTAATTGAGATACGATGTTCGTCTGATGTATAGAAGGGATTGACACCGTGATTAAGGCGTGCAGGGAAGAATGCTATCTTCCATTCAAATGATTTGTCTATGTGTAAGTACTCTGTATCCAGTCCACCTAGTGCTGTGTTGTACTGGAACATGAATGCTGCTGTCTCATTTCCATTTGTCTTATATCTCTTTCTTTCTTCTTCTAAGTCATATGGTACTTGAACCCAGATCACAAACGAAAACAACCCACTGTGTATGTGCAGAGGGTTGAAGTCGTATTTATTCTGGAAGTTTACCCAGAGTCTTTGTAATTTAAAGTCACACTGATTAATATCTCTCATGGTCTCTGCCACACCCATAGCAGGTTGAAAACCAAACTGCTTGATATACTCAAAAGATAAGCACCTAGTAAAGGCACTTATCTCCTTGGATAGGGGTAGAGTCCATTCTTCTTCTAGATGCCCCCTCAGGGAGTCCCTAGCGTCCGTTTCTGGAGTCTTCTCTAGTGTGTTGATGCTTTGCTTTAGTTCTTCAACTACTGCAGAGGGAACCTCTGCTAGTAGATACCCAGGACTTTTCAACCACTGGACATGATAATTAAAGTCGCTCATTCTGTAGTGCGTTTCTTCCCGATGTTGTATTTGGATTCTAGAGTCCAGTCACCCTTTTCTTTATATGCAATGACTTTGATTTGACTAAGTGGTGCTACACCTTTAATGCTGTCGTCTTTTACAATCTCGACTAGACCCCAATCAGATAATAGTTTGATGATTCTGTTTCGTCTTTGTACGTCGTTGTCTGATAGGTTTGCTTTCTTTCCGTCTAGTGCAAATAATTCTTTGAAGTGTACAATATAATACTGTCCTTTCTTGTGTAGAATATGGCAGGACTGATACAGTTTCTTTTCTTTGCGAGAGGCAACTCCAATACGAGTAAGTGTTTCACGAACCTTCAAGAAATCATCTGGTTCCTTGAGATTCACCTCAATCATATTATCTTTAGTCCATTGGACTTCATTTACTTCACTCATCTTTTCTTACCCCCTTTGTTCAGTTTGTCTTTAATGTAATCTAGATGTGTAGGAGATAGGATACGCAATGCTTGTTTTGCCTTTTCATTACTATAACCATAGTATTCCTTGACAATCTCAAGATCATTCACCTTTTCCTTTTTACCCCAAGGAGAGAATCTCTTCCTGGGTCTCACTATATGTATATAAAAATCATACTGTAAACGACTAGGTAGGAAAGAATACCTGTTCATCTCATTGGCAAATAGAACAGTATCCATGTGGTGAGACATGCATTTGTTCACCACATAAGCAGGATAATTCTTTTCCCATGCGGGGTCATCACTGTCCATCAAGTTCTCTTTGTTGAGATTGATGCTGTTGAGATAGTCCTTTAGAGGATATCTATCATCATACTTCATTATAAAAATTCAGTTAGTGTACTTTTTTGGTCTCTTTCCCTCCAGAAGTCGGGGTACTCTTGGAAGATGCGTGGATGATATGATTCATAAACAAGGTTCTTTTCCCAGTCAATATGTCTGGACGTATTGCGTATAGGATATAATTCTGTCATACAGGTTGTTCTTGCTTGAACAAACTTACCCGCATGATCTCCCTTGTCCTTCAGTGGAATCTGACTGATGGGTGTCTCGAATATCAAACGACGATATGGACTATAGAATACATGAAAGAAGTAGTCTACATCTTCTGGACCTAATTGTCGATGAACAATATGTTCTTGTTTTGATACTCCACCCGCTTGGAATGGAAACTTATGTGTTACTCTTTGTTTGTTTGAGTCCCACTGGACAATCACTTTCTTAACTTGAACTCTGTCATAGTTATTATTTCGGTGAAGCAAATAATCTACACCAACATCAACCTTAGGTTCAGCAAAGTTCCATCGTTGTTCCATGAAGTATGACTCACAGATAGACTCTGCGGTCTTACCATTGAAGAGTGCAACTCTACCTCCTGGAATTCCTTCTTGATTAAGACTATCTCTTTTACTGTAGGTCTCTTCTTCTAATAGTAGTGGAGGTGTAAAAGGATACTGAGTTGTGCCTAAAGGTCTTTGGTGTACAGATTTCATGAGATTAGTAGTTTAATAGGATTAGTTCTTTTCTTTTTTGCTGATCTTTCATGTAGTCGCCTACAGATCGCATTGTGTATGTGTGATCGTATTCTTGTGCTTTCCATCCATGGAAGCGTTCTTTGATTAGATTATCAGAGTTGTAGGAGATCATTTGATCTACCTTATACTTATCACAAGTTTTGTGAAACGTTTCATGTGAGAATCCGCTATGCATTGTACCCTTCTTTCCATACAGATTATCTTTGATAGAGTATGGAGGATCTAGATACAAGAACACACCATCATCATTGGTCATTAGTTTCTCATAAGACAGATTTGTGATGTGCCATTTCTGGATGACTTGGGAGTAATACGGTAGTTTCTCGATTCCTCGCATTGTAAAGTTCTGATCAGATGCCTGGGCAGAAAAGGATGAGGACTCAGTGAGACCAGAAAAAGAGCACTTGTTAACAACATAAAAACTAATGGCACGATGAAAGGGTTCACTGTTAAAGAGGTCTCTGTTGAGATACTCTCGTGCTTCGAGGAAGAGTCCTCGTGCTGATCCCCTGTCGGGGTATCGTGATTTAAGTTGTCTGAGTTCATTAGTTAGTTTCGTACCAGAGATTTGTAACTGTTTCCAAAACGTATATAATGGTTCATACAAGTCATTCACCCAAATACTTATATTTGGATATGTCTGTGCAACATGCAATGCTACGGAACCCCCACCTAAGAAGGGTTCACGATACTCATCGTATTCACCTAGGTTAGGGAAGTATGGTGCCATCTTTTTGATAGCACGAGACTTACCACCTGGGTATCTTAGAGGTGTCTTTAGAGATGTTGCCACAGTCATTACAACCATTCTACTGAGTCTTTTTCCATTTCCCAGAGAGGTCCAGTCCTAGGAGGAGGGGGAATCAAAGGTGCATAATATCCTTTGGGTTCTGGAATAATAACAGCATCAACAACACTTAAGATCCTGTTCAAACTCCTTGCAAAACTTCTGTAACCTGCTCCTACATAAACTTGTCCTGCGACGACTGCAATAGTAGCAGTGCCCCAGAACATGTAGTAAAATCGACTCTTAACTTGGTGTCGTACTTTGTCTCGTTTAGTCGTCATGATCGTCAAATGGGTCCTCCAACCCTTCATTAGCAAAGAATCCTCGATAGATTCCATACAAGATAAGAATAACCGTGATCACTGCCAGACTGATTGCTAGAGTGATGTTCGGGTTAGCATTGTAATGTGGGATAATAGCATTACATTTGGACCACGTTCCTGGCAATGTATATACATTTGGACATGATCCGATTAGGTCTCGCATAGCGAGCATTTCTCCTGGTCCCATTAGTTAAAGTTGCACTCCATCATAAGTTGTGTTAGACATGCTAACAAATTAATCTCCTGATCTGCGACAAATGCAGACTTATATTGGTAGTCCGCAATAATCAGAACAGCAGCAGCAACAGAAGGACCATCCATCAGAGTAGAAAGATTGTCATACATCTGTCTTAGAATAGCAGCAGGATCAGAATCTAGATTCTGCTGTACCCATTTCTTTACATCATTAAACTTCTTGTTACGCATACTGTCAACAAGAGTATCAATCTTGGCATCACCTAGAACTGCTAGGATACCAGTGTCAATACTTCCTGAGGAAGCATACCTTTGAAGTTCATTGAGTGTACGTCGGAAGTCTGGGTAGTATTTTTGTACAACCTCAGCAACAACCTTATCAGAGAATGGTACATCCTCAGCAGTGAGAATGCCCCTACACCTTTCAAAGAATGAAGCAGCAAGTTCTTGTTTGATCTTACCACGAGCATTGAAATCGATAACAGTTGTTCGACTATGCAGAGGTTCGATTATCTTGTTCTTGAAGTTACAGGTAAAGATAAAACGACAGTTCTTTTGAAACTCTTCGATCGATGCCCTAAGGAGTAGTTGTACGTCGGGTGTCGTATTGTCTGCTTCATCAATGATAAGAATCTTGTGCTTACTAGAAGAAGTAAGAGACACAGTAGCAGCAAAGGATTTTGCCTGATTGCGTACAGTGTCCAAGAATCGACCTTCATCAGATCCATTGATGACATAGAAGTCTGCTCCTAGTTCATTACAAAGTGCTTTCGCAATAGTTGTTTTACCTACACCTGCTGTTCCAGACAAGAGAAGATTAGGAATCTCTCCTTGCTGTACAAAGTTGGTAAAGGTGTCTTTCACATTCTGGGGGAGAATGCACTGTTCGATAGTTTTCGGACGGTACTTCTCAACCCAGAGAAAATCATCATGCATTTGGTTCAAGTGCAATATAGTATTTGATGCCCTTCCCTTGGAAGAGAGCAACATTTTTGCTACTGACAGATACGTCATACGCACCTGCAAGCAGTTTCAAGTTCTCAACTCGGAAGCAGTAACAGAAGTTTTGATCTGTATCTCCAACCTTGACTGAGAAGTTATTAGAAGTTTCATTCTTTTTGTCAGTGACACAAAGATTCATCTCTTCACCATCACCAAACAGACAGAGATCTGGAAGTTGATAGATTGCTGCTGCCTTGTTCAGTTGCTTCAAAGTATCAGCATCGAGATGGAATGATACATCCATCGTAGGAAGTTTGATCTCTTCCTCAGGTGCCTGAGTAATGATATCAGGATCTGAATAGAAGTATCGAGTCTTAGAACGACCCTGAGGATCGCTGACAGTTACAAAACTCTTGCTTGTAGTGTCAATCTTCGGTTGATCGAAAAGAGAAATACCTCCAAGAAACTGACCCAAGTCATAAATGCTAATCTGCGAATCAAACTGTTCTTCGACTTCAGCGATAGCGAGAATGTTTTTGTTAATGCTAAGAGTAGAAATCGTGTTGCCTGGTTTGATAACGATTGATTTATTAATCGTACAAAAGTTTTTAAGGACTTCAACTGTTTGTGGAGTGATTACTGTCATTGAGGATAGATTTCGGTTTCGATGTCTTTTTGATTAAAATGGTAGAGAAGTACAGCATAGTGCATGATCTTCAGAAGATCCATTTTTGCAGATCCCTTCTTATCATACCGTGATGCGTACTTGAGAATATTACTACGACAGAATGCTTCAGCGTCCCCACATGCTTCAATCAAATCGAGAGTTTGAATACTGTCGTTTCCAGAAGAATAATGCCGACCATACGTCGAGGTGATGTATGATCGGAGTTCTTCAATGGTTGTATCTTCTTGATACTTCATAATAAAGAGGGTTTATACCTCTTCATTATACTCTGATTCTTCTCCCGCGTCAACCTTTGTATAAAGGTCAAGGAAGGATTGCTTGGTATCGTTATCGAAACGGTTCACACAGTGAGTAACTGCTTGAAGACGATCACCGAAGATAGCGTATGCCTTAGCAATGTGAACAAGACGACGAGTAGTGATAACTTCATCAACACCACCATCATAGAATGTCTTACGGATAACTCCTGCCCACTTGATGAGGTTCTCAGTGAACTCTTGATCACACTTGTTAGCAAGAAGAATCTTAGTCTCGATAGCAGCAGAGGGATACTCTTGCTCGATGGTGATAGGGAAACGCTCAAGGAACGCTTCGTTCAGTACGTTAGTACCAACGAACCTACCATCGTCAGATCCTTTACCCTTAGTGTTAGCAGTAGCGATCACTGTGAATCCTGCAGCAGGGCGAACATACTTGCCGATCTTCTTCAGATACACACCTTTGCCCTCAAGGACGGATTGTAGACAGAGAATCTTGTTACTAGCAAGGTCAATCTCGTCGAGTAGCAGGACTGCACCTCTTTCGAGTGCTTCCACGACAGGTCCGTTATGCCAAACAGTTGACCCATCAACAAGACGGAACCCACCAATAAGATCGTCTTCATCAGTTTCAATAGTAATGTTTACACGAATCAGTTCGCGACCAAGGTCTGCACAAACTTGCTCAACGGACATTGTTTTACCGTTGCCAGAAAGACCTGTAATGAACGCAGGATAAAAGAGTTTGGATTTAACAATTTTTTTGATAGGTGTGTAAGTACCAAACTGGATGTAGGAATCATCTTTCTCAGGAATGTAGGACGGTTCTACTGCAGGTTGTGCAGATGGTGCTTCGTAAAGTTTTTCAATCTGTTGACTGGTAAGATTCCACTTACCAACACCAATCTTATAGTTCTTAAGACGCTTACATGCGGTTGCATATGCAAGACCAAGAACCTTCGCAGCAGAGCGAATATCGGAACATCCGACATCAGTACCTACCTTATCAGAAAGATAGTCAACGAGTTGTTCAGTAGTAACTGGATTTGGAGCGAAGGTCATTGTATTAAAAGGATTGTTTGTTTGTTATGTACTTATTATAGCAGGTACATCTGCTGTGTGCAACGTGTGTGTGCCACTTGTTCAAGTGTCAC